TCGAATACATTTAGAACTGTTTATTATATTGTAATGTGATGGATGCAGATATGAAACGACAGCTAAAGGAGATAAAAAAGCGTTTAGATACGCTTCCTGAAGCAATTGGCGTAAGTCCTAAAGGTAGGCAGGTTACAAAGACCAGACGTGTGCGATCTGCTTTGAGAGCTTCTGCAAAGAAGTTTATTCCAGCTTTGCAGGCAGCTACACCGATTTCACAAAGACCACACAGCAGATACACAAACGATGGACAAGAAATAAAATACTATCCGGGCAACCTTAAAGGATCACATAAAGTAATGACATTTAGAAAAGCATCGCCACTTAGTATTTTTGTTGGACCTAAAAGAGATAGAGGGAAGCAGACAAAGTATGGTGTAACTAAGTTTGATCCATATTACGCACACTGGGTAGAGGAAGGAACAAGGAACTTTGCAGGGCGACCATTTATGGAGAAAGCACACAATCAAGCGAAGCTTACAGTAATGCAAGACCTAAAGAAACGAGTAGAAAATATATTCAAATACCACGCACGACAAAAGAAATTAGGCAAGATATGACAGGAGCAGGTAAAGTGATATACAGTCTTTTAAATGTGTCAGCGATCAATGCGCTGATAGGAAATCGCATTTACCCTGTGGTAGCTCCAAACGATGCCAGTACATTTCCTTGTTGTGTGTATGAGATAGACTCAACAGACCAAGTAAACCACAAAGATAGATTAAACGTGCAAGCAGATGGATCACGAGGGCGCAGGTTAGACATTGTCACAGTTACTATCTATTCTTCTGCTTTTGAATATGCACAAGCTGAACAATTAGAAAACGAAGTGCGCAAAGCATTTGATGGATTTCGTGGAGAGGTAGAAGGTGTTTGTGTGGATGGTGTGATGCTTCAGAATAGCTCAGATACCTACAATTACGAATTAGAGATTTTTGAAAAAGAAACAATTTATACAATTAGAATAAATTATTAGACATGGCAAGTAGTACGGTAATAGTAAATAGTACGCTCCTGAAGATTTACGCAGGACCAGCAGCAGACCCGTCAACAGTTATCGCTAACTGTACGGATGCGAGTATTAGTATCACTCACGACCTGAGAGATATTACAACCAAAGACAGCGCAGGATTCAGAGAGCTAAACGAAGGTTTACGTTCTTACTCAATCAGTGCTTCAGCACTTTATGAAACTGATGCTTCAAACGATTTTCAATCTTTGTATGATACCTACATTGGTACACGTACAATCATCTTTTGGAAGATGGCAGAGGATGAGACTGGCGGTATCGTTTTGTCAGGATGTGGGTACATTTCATCTTTAGAATTGACCTCACCGGGAGCTGAGGATAATGTTTCATTTTCTTTGACTATCGAAGGATCGGGAGAAATTACAAGTTCAGAAGTAGCATAATGGAGTATATAGAAATCGACAACCAAGCACGACCTTTCCGCTTTTCATTAATTGCGATGAAAAAACTTTGCAAGCTCACATCCTCTACCCTATCGGGTTTAGGACAAGCACTTGATGATATTGACAACATTGTCACAATGATTCATATAGGGTTTGAGATGGGCGCAAAAAAGGAAGGTACAGAGATTGACTTTTCACGTAAAGATGTAGAGCAATGGCTTGACGATGATTATTCAATCATTGAGCAAGCTATGACCATCTTTGGAAATTCAATGACTACTGGAAAAAAGTAACTGAAACCAGCGACACCGAGGAATTGACATGGGGGAAAGTGATGTCGCTAGGTTTCTCTTACCTACAAACTGACATTTGGCATTTGACCTTTGAGGAGCTGTTTTACATGGCGGAAGGTCAAAACGAACGGTTGGAAGAAGAATACAAAAACTCATGGGAGCAAACCCGATGGCTTGGATTTTTGACGATACAGCCACACCTCGGCAAAGGTTCCAAGATTCGCAAAGCTACGGATTTGATTCGCTTCCCTTGGGAAAAGAAACAGAAGAAACCTGTGGACTGGGCAAAGATTAAAAAGCTTGAAAAGCTGTTTGAATTTGAGGGTAAAAAAATAAAAAATGGCATTAGGTGATTTACTAATTAAAGTTGGTATTGATGGATCAAACATCAATAAGGACTTAGCTAAGATCAGGAGAAAGCTTGACAAATCGGCTGCTCGGTTCAGCTCTATAGGTGCTAATATTTCAATGGGAATATCAGCACCTTTGGGCATTTTAGGAACACAGGCGATTACAACAGCAGCAGAGTTTCAAACCCTTGAAACAGGATTACAAACGCTTACAGGCTCAGTTGATAAAGGAACAGCAGCATTTGAAAGACTAAAGGAGTTTAGCGCACAAACACCTTTCCAGCTTCAAGATTTAGTAGCTGCGAATAATACTATGATGGGGTTTGGGTTGACCTCAGAAGATGCGTTTACATCACTTAATCAGTTGGGTGATATCGCTGCGGTGATGGGCTCAGACCTAAACAGTATGTCCTTGGCATTTGGTCAGTCGGCTGCCTCTGGTGTTGCGATGACTGCGGATATAAATCAGTTCATCAATCAGGGTGTGCCGATGTATAAGCTTTTAGAAGATGTTACAGGGAAGAACACTAAGGAGCTTAAGAAGATGGCATCTGAATCCAAAATTACATTTCCACTAATCCAGAAAGCTTTAAAGGCTGCAACTGAAGAAGGTGGTATGTTTTTTGAGGGAATGAAAAAAGGTTCACAGACTTTAGGCGGTGTACTTTCAACCTTTAAAGATAAATTAGCATTAGCACTTGGAACGCTTGGAGAATCCATTGCCGAAACAATAAATTTCAAAGACGTTGTCGGTAAATTAGGCGATGCGATAGGGAAAGCAACAAAGTTTTTTGCAGGTCTATCAGATACAACAAAGAAGATAATAATCGGAGTTACCGGGGTTATTGCGGTGCTTGGTCCTTTAATGTTTGGGCTGGGCGGTTTGGTCAATGTTTTAAGCTCTGCAACGTCAGGATTGCAGCTACTAAATAGCAAGCTATTGACCAACCCTTATGTATTGGCTGCTGCTGCTGTTGCTGCACTCACATTAGGTATTAGAAGGATGCTAAAAGAGCAAAACAGAATCCCAGACATGCGGAAAAACATAGACAAGGCTATTGAAAAAAATAGTATGTCTTATGTTAAAGAGAAAGTAAAAATTAACAACCTTCTAAAACCAGTTAACAACTTAATGCTATCTACAAAACAAAGAAAGAAAGCATTAAAAGAATTACAAAGAGAATACCCTAAATACTTTGATGATTTAAACATTGAAGAGGGAAAGGTGCTTGATGTTACCGAAGCATACGACAAGCTAATAGAGAAACTAAAAACTACAGCTCGACAAAGAGCCATATCGTCAATGCTCGAAGACCTACAAAAAAGAAAGCTTGACATTGAGATGGACTTAGGGATGAAGTTCGATGGTAAAGGTTTTGACGAAATTAGGGATGAGGTAGTAAAAGCAGGTAGAGAAGGCTCTAAGTCATTCGGACAAAGGTTCAAAAACACCATTAAACAAATGCTGACCGATATGGGTGTTGGCGAGTTTACCGAAGAATGGCAACAGGCACAAAGAGCAGTCCAAGAGTATCTCAATCTTCAGGATGAAATTAAAAGATTGACTGACATGGTTGATCCTGCTGCCATAGAAGAAACAAACAAGCAGCTAACCAATACAGGCAAAGCATCAGGCAAAGCATCAGAAAAAACCCGAACATATAGAGATGATCTAAAAGACGTTGACAGCTTATTGCGTGATAAAATTATCCACAACTACGCAGCATTAGCGGATAAGATGCAGATTGTCCGAGAAGAAATGGAGCGAGTTTCTAAAGCAGGTAAGAACAATCAATTTGGTGAATCGGTTGATGACCTTAGAGAGAAATATAACAAGCTACATGATGAGTTTACACTAGAAAATATAGACCCTTCAAAAACAGGCGAACAATACATGTCTGCGCTTGGCGAATGGTCCGAAGACCAAACACTGGTTCTAAGACCAAAGCTTGCAAAAGTAAAACCAATTAAAACCGAGTTTAGCTTTGAGAATGTAATGGGTGCGCTTGATTCGCTTGGACTAGGAAATGAGCTTAGTTCAGCATTTCAAAACCTGTTTGATAGCATCGACAAAAACTTAGAAAAAAAAGGAAAGCAGATAGGCGAAAAGCTAAAAGCTGGCTTTATGATTGGGCTGGGTGCGCTTGAGCTTATTGGACAAGGTTTTGATAATATGCTAAATGCACAACAGCGCAAACTCGACAAAGCTCACGAGCTGGAAATGAACCGCATTGATGCTTCAACAGCAAGTGAAGAAGTAAAACAAAAGCGCAAAGCGGTTGCAGAAAAACGCTACGAGAAGCAATCAAACGC